CATTCTCCCGCCGTATAACCGGTCAATTGTGCCGCCGATGGATTGAGAAGCACGATTTTTTCATCCGCATCGGTCACAATGACACCGTCACCGATGGATTGCAGCGTCAGACGGAACCGTTCCGAAATGGTGTAAAGCTCGTCGATGTCGGAGGAGGTCCACAGAACGGTCTGCATGCCGTACAGACTTTTCGGAAGACGGACGGCTTCCGCATGTCTCCGGCGCCCCATATAGGTATATTCGATGCTGCGCGTCCGTCCGTCGGCCAGAACTTCGCCTGCAATATCCTGAAAAATGCACCGCACATCATCCGGCAGGTCCGCCTGCGACCGCACAACGCCATGTCCTTCGGGAAGCTGAGCCCGGAGAAAACGAATTTTTCCGGCGGAATCAGCGACCACGGCAAAAACGGACATCGCCTTAAAAACAGCGTTCCACCGACGCCGTTGTTTCAGATATAAAGAAAACCAGACCAGATCAACCACCAGCATCGCAAAAAAGACGGCGAAAATCCATAACAACTCATCCTGATGGTTGCTCCAGAAGTCATGCGGAATCTCTGTCGGTTTCGCCCCTTTGTCGCGGAGAACCGGAGCAGGTTCGGGTTTCACATCCGCGGGAACCGTTTCGGCGGCCTGCACCAAGCCTCCGGCCAGCAGAAACAGCGTTCCCCACAAATATCGTTTCCAATTTTTCATGAATATTCTCCCGCCCCGGATTGTGCTTCCAAAGGGCTTTCTTGTTGATCAGTTGCTCCGGAAATGTCCGATTCCGGTTTTTCCCGCGGAATCACCGGCAGAAAAATGGATGGATCATTCCTGGTTGAAAAAAAATATGCCGGACGAAAAAAGAAAACCTCTGTTTTCCCATACGGAAAGCAGAGGATGCAGAAACGAATGATGGAAAAGGCTGAATTGAAGACGGAAAGTGAAGAACATGTTCTCTTATGCGGTGATCCCGGATATTTGGTCGAATCGGCAATGTTGCATTGAATGCAACAGTTACTCATCAGTAATCTCCTGTCGCGCATTGTCCAAATATCAATTAAGCAAAAACTTCAACTGTCCAGACTATATCATTAAAAGTAGTATTTGTCAAGTTTTTACACTTAAAACGGAAAAACGGCGTTTATCCTCGGTTTTGAGGTGAAAAAGCGGTTTTTGATTTGCTTTTTATTTCTTCAAAGTGTATATTTTTCCGTGATTTTTCGGTTTTATTCGTGACAAATTAGTGACACAACCTCACCGGAGGACGGAATGAAAAAAGCAAAGCTCACCAAACGGTTCATCGCCGAAGTCAAGGACGAAAACGGCATGATTCAAGACGCCGAATGCCCGACACTCGTCCTTCGAATGTCCGGAAAGACTAAAACCTTCTGCTTTCTCAAGACCCACGACTACAAACAATACCGGAAAGCCATCGGACGCGCCGACGCGATCACCCGGGACGAGGCCATCGCCCGGTGCAACTTCTTCGCCGGGAATCTTGCACGGTTCGGAAGCATCGACCCCGATCACGCCGTCACAAAGCCAGTCCCCGGCATCACCATCGGCGAAGCCTATCAGCTCTACAGGAAGAACCGGGAACGCGAACAGAAGATCGGCATCCCGTGGGGCATCCGGCTCGAACCGTTCAAGGATCGACCGATCAGCACCATCACCTTCGAGGAACTCGACGAACTCCACCGGACGCTCTCGAAAACCGCACCCATGAGCGCGAACAACGTTGTCACCTATATCCGGACGATTATAAACTTCGCCATCCGGGAGGAACTCTACGACGGCAAGAACCCAGCCGTCCGCGTCCGGCTGAACCCCGAAACTTCCCGTCAGCGGTATCTATCGCCATCGGAAGCCCCGCGATTCATCGCCTTAATGGAGGAATACCGGAAGCACGAGCGGACACGGGACGGAGCCGAGGCGCTTCTGCTGATGCTCTACACGTGGCAGAGACACGGCAACGTCGTCGCCATGGAATGGAAGGAGATCGACGAGCTGAACCTCTGGACGATCCCGGCGGCCAAGGCCAAGGCTCGGAAGAACATCGTCGTCGCGCTGACCGCCGAAGCCCTCGAGATCATCAACGGCAGACGCGGTAACAAAAGCCCCTTTGTATTCCCCTCCCGGTCGGATCTAAAACGCCATCGCCGCAAGTGTCAGGGCATCTGGGAGAAGATCCGGAAGGAGTGCGGGCTCGCGGACTGCCGGATTCACGATCTCCGGCACACCGGCGCGACATACGCCCTCCGGTCGGGTGCGGACATCGCCACCGTCTCCGCCGCTCTGGGACACGCGAACATCGGGATCACCGCGCGGGTGTACGCCCATGTCATGACCGAGAGCAAGCTCGAGGCCGCACGGGGAGCCATCGACGCCATGAAGAACGGAGGGAAAGGTTAATTGATCTTTTTTACAGGGGCATGGCATACTGGGCATGAGAATATATTCTTGAACCATTGTTTTTTTGGTTTACCTTCATAGCTACAGGCATGACATCGTATCGTCCCATCGGCTTTAAAATATGCCTTCAGTGAGTATTCGGAACTCTCGAAACCATCAAGAAACGACATGGAAGATATTTCATTTACATCGTGTTCTGCAAAGGTGTCATAGAAGTTTAGCGCGACCATGTCCATATATTCTTTTAGAGCCTTCCAGTATTCAATAATAAAAAAAATCTGTGAGGATGATGTCTTTCCGGACAGTTTATCTATTGCCACAAAACCAATGTCCTGCAATTCATGAACCTGCCGTTTTGTCATCTCATGATCTCCCGAGGGAGCCAGAAATACATTTTCAACAGAAATAATTATTTTCATCTTAAATTCTTCTACTATCCGCTGAAGGAAAATGTCTGATGCTTTTTTATATTTTACCGATAGATATTCTGGTTTATTTTCTTCTATCCAGTTTACAAAAGAAGATTGATCAGATAGCCTTTCTTCTGGAATGTTATCCTCTTCAGAAAGTAAAGCAGAGCGTTTTGTGTTTTTTAACGCCTCATGCTCGATGAGATCGTCAACCATAGCAATATAGTCATCAGTGTTTTTCAACATTTTTACACCCTCATTGATCTTTTGTGGTAAGTTGTTTTTTGATATGATCGGTAATAAAGGTTGCGAATTTGGATTTTTCATCACTCGAAAAATCATCACGCATATAAATCTCCCATAAAAGCTTTTCCGATGAAAGATCATTATTAGTCGGTATCGATTCTGGTTTTTTGGAGGAATTATCAAAAGAAACCATAACCTTGTTGATACCATCACGCAGTATTGTTGTAATTTTATCTAATGCGTGTTTGGGATATATCTTGCTATCATAAGCTCTTCGAAGCATATCTGTATCAACGTTTGTCAATACAGCTTCTTCAAGCATAGCAATTGTCATTTTTCCTTCATATATCTCATCAACACTACAATCAAGAGCATCCGCAATTTTTATAATATTACTGAATTTACAAGCTCTTGTTCCTAGAACCCATGCGTTTAATGATGATTGTGGAAAATGATGACGCTTTGCAAACTCTCGGACGGATAATTTTGTTTGCTTTATTTTTTCTTGAACTACCCGAGTATTTAATTTTTGATCCATAACGACACCTCACAATCTTTATTTTGCTTTTTAATATATATTCAAAACAAATACAATTCAACCTCAAAACGAACTATTTCACAAAAAAAAGAAAAATACATTTGCATTTGTAGATATTCTGTAGTATGTTAAAAATAGCGTCTCGAAAAAAAAAGAAAACAAAAACAAGAAGCAGAAAGGATTAAAAATGTCCGAAAGAGAAAAGAAAAAATGTCTTGTCCAAGCAAGAATAACTCCGGAATTAAAAGAAAAGTTAAAAAGGTATGCAAGAGATTGTGACAGAAGCGAATCGTCGGTTATTTTTCAAATTCTGAAAAAAAAATTGTCCTTTGTGACTACAAATCAAACACAACAAGAAAATTAACCCAACCCAAGGAGACAAAGCAAATGTTACCAGCAATCATGAACGATGCCGTGACCGTATCGGGCGGTCAAGCCGTAACCACTTCACTCAAGATCGCCGATGTGTTCGACAAAGAACACAAGACGGTAATTCGTGCTATTGAGAGGCTCGAATTACCGGAGAGTATGCGTCAGCGCTATTATGTGCCGACGGTCAGAGAACGCCCAAACCCAAGCAACGGGAAGCCTATTTCATCAAAAATGTATCTGATTACCCGGGACGGCATGATACTATTGACAATGGGTTTCACCGGAGCCAAGGCGATGCAATTCAAGATCGCTTATCTGGAGGCGTTCAACGCCATGGAGGCGGCGCTCAAGCGCGGGGACATTATCACGGACGAAGCGGCACTCAATAGCGAACACCCCATATTCGACGCGGTGCTCCGCAAGAGCGGAATCACCCCAGACGGTTCAGACAAGGCGCAATATCACCGCTACAAGGGCGTGGAAGTCATATCGACAACGGATTTGGCGGATATTTGCGGAATCAAAAAGGAACGCTGTAGAAACATCGTCCGCAAAATGAACCTTATCGACGGCGTGGACATCTTCCGGCTTGCTTGCATGGACAGCCGCACCCGGTTTATGCTGGTCAATTCCGGTGTCATGCCCAGCGCCAGAGCCAACTATATAAACCTTTTCACCCGGAGCGGATATGAAAAGGTTTATCAGTACGCGAAACTCACCAACCGGCTTAACAGCAAACCGGCGGAAGTTCCAAGACCGATCGTTGCTCCGACCATTGTTCCAGAATCGGATATTGTTCTGAAAATGGCGCGTGGACTTTACGACAAAGCCGTTGAACGGGCGCAGTCCCGAAAATCGGAAGTAATCCCGGCGATGCGCCGCGTGATCCGCAATCTCTACCAGAATCTCAACGACGCCCAATGCGACGAACTCATCCGTGATTTTACCGGTTCGACCATGACCGAGGCAATGGTCAACGCTGAAATTACCCGGATGAACAGCTCCGTCTCATTTCTCGCTGCCGCAACGCGGGAGGGGTAACGAATGAACGGGATTAACCTTTATAAATTCGGGAAGGCGTCTGTCCGGGTTGCCGACCGCAACGGAGAGCCGTGGTTCATCGCGGCGGACGTGTGCCGGGTGCTGGGGATTGAAAACCCGCGTCAGGCTGCGGCACAACTTGACGATGACGAACGCTCCACCGTATGTTTTAATGACGGTGGGCAACCTCGCAAATTCAATATCATATCGGAATCTGGGCTTTATGCTCTGATCGTCCGGAGCAACAAGCCGGAAGCGCGGAAGTTCCGGAAGTGGGTCACTTCGGAAGTCCTCCCGGCGATCCGCAGGAATGGCGCGTATGTCAGCCCGGACATCACCGACGGGCAGATGAAGACACTGCTGGACACCATCGCCCAACTGCAATATGAAAACGCCATGCGGAAATTCCAGCACGAAGCCGACGAAAAGCGGATCGCTGCCCTTGCGAAGTACGCACCCGGCGCGGAATTCGGAGACAAGTCAAGGATTACCGGCAACCCCCGCGACATTATCGTTTCGATGTATCTCCGAAGCGACAAACGACCGCACAAACCGCACATGACGCAATGGGTTCAGCTCCGTCTGAATCTGGAACTTCCCGACAACATGACAACAAAGGAGAGGTTTGACCATGCTGACTAATACGGACATCCGGCGGGAACTGGACGCGGCGCAGGTGGGGCCGGTCATCGAGATCACGAAACTGGCGGAACTGATCGGGAGCGGGAAGTCGATGCTCTACCACCTGATCGCGCGGCGGGAGCTGGTGAAAGCCTCCGGACGCGGCGTGGTGACGCGCGATTCCCTTGAGAAGTTCCTCGGCAACCGGCAGGAGTTCTTCTGCAAGCTCTACGAACGCAATCACCGGGCGGAGGCGTGACCATGGGCGCGATCAGACACACCGCCCGGGGCGGCACGATCCCGCACCGGCTGAAGGCGGCTCTGAAGGAGCGCGGATTCTCGGCGGAGAATCTGGCGGCGTTCTTCGGAGTGTCCGAAGAACGGGCGAAGGGATGGATCGATCATACGAACCGGTTCCCGCCGCTCTGGAAGCTTCAACTCCGGGACAACTTCCTCAACATGGGGATCGATGAATTCCTCCCGATCAATGAGGAACTGGGGGCCGTTCCGTTCGACGCTCTGGCCGAAAAATCGAGATGGGGCAAGCGTTACCGCGCCGGGGTCGGGACGCGTAAAGTCCGCCCGCTCCAATACTGCAAGCGGGTAACGCTGGAGTTGAATGAGGGAGACTATAAACGGTTGTTCGCCCGTGGCCGGATCCAGTCCGAAGCGGAGATGCTCCGGGAGGTCATCGACTATGGCATCCGGAAGAACGCCGCGCGGATCAAGGCGATGGAGAAAGTCCTCGGAATCAGTCTGGCCGACTGGCGGGAACACATGGCTGAGAAGGTCGGAAAAGGCAAGTTCTACGTCAATCTGCTGATCTCCCCGAAAAGCTACGACGCGCTGACGCTTCTCGCGATAGCGAACGGTACGCCGCTCAACCGGACGGTCATCTACACGCTCCGGGAATACACCGACACCTTCAATTTGAAACGGGAGCGGTGAGCATGGGGATGACGGGGACGCGATTCAAGGAAAAACCGATCCGGCTGACGGTCCGCTTCTGCGACGAATCGGAACTGACACCGGAGGAGAAAGCCCGGATGGAATCGGCGCGGCTTCATCTCGACCGCCGCGTTTCCGAACTGCTGGCGGATCTGGCAGGCAAAGCCCGAACCGTTCCGGCGGAGGCGGCGCGATGACACTCAAGGAAGCCATGGAATCGCGCGGGATCACCCCGGAAACACTGGCGGCGCAAATGGGGGTCACGCTTCGCCATGCGGAACGCTGGAGCGATCACCGCGACCGGATCCACCCGTTCCGATACAACCGCCTCCGGGAGGCTCTGGGAATGACGATGGAGGAATTCGGCGCCATCATCCCGGACTTGAAACGGGAGCCGGACAGACCGCACCGGTTCAAGACCCCGCCCCGCGTCCGGAAATACGCCGCGAACATGTGTTTCAGCTGCTCACCGGAAATGAAGCGCACCATCGGGGAACTGGCGCGGATTGAACGGATGAAGCCGTCGGAACTGATCCGGGTCACGATGGAGCAACTTCTTCGGAAACAAGCCAAAAAAATCAAACAACAGGAAAGCAAAATAAAATGAACATCCACCCCTGTCATCAGACGATCCGCCGGACGGCGCGGACATTCCGTCCGCCATTCGCAACCCAAGCACGGAATCACCTGATCGCGTTTGCGTTCGGCGTCGCCTTCGGGCTGATTCTATCCCTCTGGTGGAGAGCCGCCCAGATCCATCAGGCGGAGCGCGACGCGCAAATCATCGAAGCAAGTTCCGGCACACTGCCGGAATAAAAAACCCATAACGCAAGGAGACAACATGGGAAAAGAACAGAAAACCCAAACGGTCCGTCGGCTGACCTGCACGCTGACGGAGGAGGAGTACCGGACGAAATCCGAGGAGCTGACGAAACTGCTCCGGGAAAAAGCCTCACACGAAGCCCAGAAGTCGGCAAGCGCCAAGTATTACAAGGAGCTAATCGACGGAGACGAACACGCCATTGAGGACGTTCTTCCGGTGGTGGAGACCGGGACGGAGGAACGCGACGTCAAGTGCGAGATCGTCTGGAACACACCGGAAAAAGGCCTGAAGGTGATTACCCGGCTCGACACCATGGAGAAGATCGCGACCGAGGAGATGACCGCCGACGAGTGCCAGGATCTGTTCCTGAATCACGAGGACGCGTCCGACCAGTCGGACGAACCGGACGAAAAACCGGAACCGGTGGTCTTGAAAGCCCTGCCGCCCCCGGAACCGGAAGCGCTCCCCGCTCCGGCGGACGAGGTGATCGACGCCGAAATCGTCGAGAAGGCGAAAGAGCCGGACGATGTATCGGAAGACCGGTCGGTGATCCACGTCAACCCGAACACGGCGGCGCTGCCGGTCGTTTTGGAAGCCGGGAAGTGGTACGAACTCAACGGCGTGAATTATATCGCGGAACCGCGACCGGAACATTCCGAACCCTGTGACGGATGCGTCTTCGACGGAAAGAGCGGTCCGGCTACATGCGGTCGGATCGACTGCGACAAGAACGACGTCCGGCTGATTCCGAATGACGGCAAGCCCCGGACATGTTCCGAATGCCGGAAGTTCCAGAAGTGGCCGCCGAATGTCGTCAAGGAGCGCGGATCGTTCCACGTTGGTGAATGCCCCGGATGCTACGGACTGATAAGGGACGAAAAACAGGCGATGAACTGTCCGAAGTTCGAACGCTTCACCCCTCTGGCCAAGTGTTCGAAGTGCGGACACAATCCGGGGACGCTCTACCACGTCAGCAACGAGAAGGTGCTCTGCGAACACTGCATGGAACACTCCGACGGCATGAAAAAAGCCGTGAAATTCCTTGATGAAAAGAGCGCCGGGGCGGCGTTCGAATACCGCGCCCAGTTCGGCTACGGCTGTACGACGGAATATCAGGAAACCACCTGTTTCCGGATCAACCAGAAGCCCGGGGGATATGCCAGCTGGGGAATGAACCACTACAAGATCGGCGATTATCAGACGCCGGGAACACCCGCCTACGAATGGGCGGTTCATCTCAACAACATCGGAGGGATTGAAGCATGAAAATTATCAGTTTTGAACTTGAGAACGTCAAGCGCGTCGCGCTCGTCCGCATGGCCCCGAAGAATAGCGGACTCACCGTGATCGGCGGCAAGAACGCCGCCGGGAAGACTTCCGTCCTCGACGGCATCGTCTACGCCCTCGGCGGGGAAAAATACCGTCCGGGCAATCTGCAGCGGACGGACGGCCTCGCTCCGGCGCGGATCCGGATCGAACTTTCCGGCGGGATCGTCGTGGAACGCAGGGGCAAGAACGCCGCGCTGAAAGTCACCGATTCGACCGGGAAACGCGCGGGACAGGCTCTGCTGAACGACTTCATCGAGGAACTGGCGCTGAACCTCCCGAAGTTCCTCGCCATGCGCGACAAGGACAAGGCGGAAGTCCTGCTCCGGACACTCGGCATCGGGGAGAAGCTCCGGGCGCTCGACGTGCGCGAAAAGGCCGCCTACGACAAACGCCACGACTTCGGGGTGGTCGTCGATCAGAAGAAGAAGTTCGCGGCGGAAATGAAGGAGTATGCCGACGTTCCGGAAGTCCCCGTCTCCGCCGCCGAAATGATCGCGGAAAGTCAGGCGATCCTCGGACGCAACGCCGTACGCGCCAAAAAACGCGAAACGCGGGCCACGTGGGAGCGTTACAAGGCCGAAGCCGAAGCGGAAGCCGGGAGACTGGAGAAAGCTCTTCAGGAAGCCCGGAACAAGGCGCGGAAGGCGACGGAGGAACTTGCCGTGATCGACCGGGAGCCGGTCACCCCGGACGAATCAACCGCCGAACTGGAACAGCGGATCGCCGACATCGACGAGACGAACGCAAAAGTCCGCGCGAACTTAGACAAGGCGCGGGCGATTGCCGACGCCGAAGATTATGAACGCCGCCTCGCGCCCCTGACCGATGCGCTGGAGGCCGTCCGAAAGGAACGGCGCGAACTGCTTTCCGGTGCGAAAATGCCGCTGGCCGATTTGACCGTCGGAAAAAACGAACAGGGCCGCCCGGTGCTGCTCTACCGGAATCAGCCGTGGGACTGCATGAGCACCATGGAGCGTTACCGCGTCGCGGCGGCGATTGTCCGCAAACTCAAGCCGGAGTGCGGATTCGTCCTGCTCGACGGGTTGGAGGCCTTCGACACCGATCAGATGGCGGCGTTCGACGCATGGCTCAAGGCCGAGGATCTGCAAGCCATCTGCACCCGCGTCGGATCCTCCGACTGCTCCATCGTGATCGAGGACGGCTACGCGGTCGAGGAAGGCGTGGAACCCGCCCCGGAAGTCCCGGACGAAAACGCGCCGATCCCGATGGATGAACCCGAAAACGACAAACAGGAAATGGACTGGTAAAAATGGAAATCACAACCGGAAAAAAGATTCTGCCCGTGAAGGGCATCGTGTACGGCGTCGAAGGGATCGGGAAGACGACCTTCGCCGCGAAATGGCCGAAGCCGCTCTTCCTCGACGTGGAATCGGGGTCGTATCAGATGGACGTGGCAAGAGTCACCCCCGCCACCTACGCGGAGTTCAAGGAGTGCGTTCGGCAGATCGGCACGGACGCGCAGGGATATAAGACCATTGTCATTGACTCCGCCGACTGGCTGGAACAGATGATGATTAAAAACATCTGCACCGAAGCCAACATCACCAGTATCGAAAAATACGAGAAGGGATACGGCAAGGGCTGGAACAAGCTCGCGGAGGACTGGGCGGCCCTGCTTGACCGGCTCGACCGCGTCCGGCTGGCGCAGGGCGTCAACATCCTGTTCGTCGCGCATTCAAAAATCAAGCGCTATGAACCCGCCGACGACACCGGCCACGACCGATACACTCTCACCATGGCCGACAAATCCGCCGACGTGCTGAAGAAGTGGAGCGACCTCACGCTCTTCGTCAAGTATGACACCTTCACCGTCGAAGAGGGCGGCAAAGTCAAGGTTCAGGGCGGCAACAAGCGCGTCATGTTCAGCCGCTTCCATCCCTGCTGGGACGCCAAGAACCGCTACGGTCTGCCCGACAAAATGCCGTTCGAGTTCGCCCAGATCGCCGGGATCTTCGAAAAAGCGCCGTCGGACGAACCCGACAAGCCGGACGCGCCGGACACCATTCCGGAGAAAGCACCGGAAACGGCCCGCCAAGCCCCGGCGCCGACTCCCCCCTCCGCTGACCCGAAACCGGAACCGAAACCCGTCAGCGCCCCGGCAATGCCGCCGGAACAGACGGAACTGCTCCGTCAGGTCGAGGGACTGCTCAAGACTTCCGGCATCGGATACGGCGAACTCGCGGGCGAACTGGAGAAGAAGGGCGTCGTCCCCTCCGGAACGCCGATGACCAATTACAACCCGGCCACCCTCCGGAGAATCATCGCCGGATGGAAATCAATCGTTCACAACATCAACCTTCACAAAGGAAACTAACACATGAGCCAGTATGACGAAAACGCGGCAATCGGGATGGATGACGGCTTCACCGTCGAATATGACGACGCCCAGAAGCTGATCCCGGACGGGGAGTATCTCTTTAAGATCATCAACATGAAACGGGAGCAGGTCGAAAAGACCGATAAAATGCCCGCCCATATCAACATCAAATTTCAAATCAAGATCGAGGACGCCGACGGAGTCGTCGGCACGGCGTGGGACAATATCCGGATGTACATGAAATGGGCGTGGAAGTTCGCCGAACTCGCCAAGGCCATCGGAGACACCCTGCCGGATTCCAAGACCTGCCAGATCAACTGGGGAACCTTCGTCGGCGCGGAAGGACGCGTCAAGGTCGGCAACAAGACATGGGAAAAACGCGACGGAACGAAAGAACCGCAGAACACCTTCAAGTATCTTCCGCCCGCCGTACCCGATGCGGACATGGCGTTCTAAACCGCGAAAAAGGAGACAACATAAAATGGAATTGAGACCCTATCAGAACGCGGCGCGGGACGCGATTCTGGAACAATGGAACGACGGGATCGGCAGGACTCTGCTGATCCTGCCGACGGGATGCCATGCCAAGGATCACCCGATCCTGATGTATGACGGAGCCGTCCGGATGGTTCAGGACATCATCCCAGGAGATGTTATCATGGGCGCGGATGCGACGCCGCGCCACGTGTTGGCACTTGCGCGTGGGCGCGAAACAATGTATCGGGTAACTCCGATAAAGGGTGAACCGTTCGTTGTGAATGCGTCCCACATTCTATCGCTTGTTTGCACCAACGAGGGAAAAGGAAAATATCCAAGTCAGAAGACCGGCGGAGAGATCGACAACATCACCGTACGGGAGTATTTGACAAAATCGAAATCATGGCAACATCTGCGGAAGCTCTATCGTTCAGCGTCTATCAACAAATTCGATGGTAACGATGGATTGGCGGTGACCGTTGATCCGTATTTCCTCGGCGTACTTCTCGGAGATGGTGATCTGGTCAACTCCATGTCAGTCACCACTATGGAGCCGGAAATTAAAATAGAGCTGGCGCGGCAATGCCAAAAATACGGAATGACGGTAAAGACCAAACCAGCCGGAAAAGCGACGACATATACCTTCATCAGCAATCAGACCGGGTGCATCGGCGGAACACTTCATCAGGAGTTGAAAGCACTGGGGGTTCGCAGATGTGGATCGGGAAAGAAATTCGTTCCGGAATACTATAAGACACTTCCCATTCGGGAACGTCTCGAAGTCGTTGCCGGACTTCTCGACACTGACGGATGTATTACCGGCCGGAACGGATACGACTTCATAAGCAAATCAAAAATGCTTGCCGAGGATCTCGTGTTCATGTGCCGGAGTGCCGGACTTGCCGCCTATGTCTCATTTTGTCAAAAGTCGTGCGGAGAGTTTACAGGAGAATATTTCCGGGTGTCGATCAGTGGAGACTGCGACCGTATTCCCTGCCGGGTGGAAAGGCGAAAATCAACCAGCCGGATGCAGAAGAAAAACGTTCTTCGGACAGGATTCACTATTGAGAAACTTCCGGAGGATAACTTCTACGGATTCGCGCTCGATGGTGACCACCTGTATCTTGACGGATCCTTCACGGTTCATCACAATACGGGAAAGACGATCGTTTTCGCCAAGGTCATCGAGGAGCGCGTCCGGAGGGGCGGAAACGTCCTCGTTCTCGCCCACCGCGAGGAACTGCTCCAGCAGGCCTCCGACAAGCTGGCGACCGCGACCGGATTGATGACCGCGCTCGAAAAAGCCGAATCGTCCAGCGTCGACAGCTGGTTCAACGTCACCGTCGGAAGCGTTCAGACCCTGCAAAACGCCAAGCGGCTCGAACGGTTTTCCCCGGATCACTTCGACACCATCGTCGTGGATGAGGCGCACCACGCCGTTTCGTCCAGCTACCGGCGCGTCCTCGATTACTTCAAGGACGCCCGCGTCCTCGGAGTGACCGCCACCGCCGACCGGGGCGACAAACGGAACCTCGGAGAAGTCTTTGAAACCATCGCGTATGAATACACCCTTGTCAAGGCGATCCGGGAGGGCTACCTCTCTCCGATCAAGGCGCTGACGCTGCCCCTCTCGATCGATCTCGCCGGGGTGAAGGTGCAGAGTGGAGACTTTCAGGCCGCCGCCCTCGGCTCGGCGCTGGATCCGTACCTCGACCAGATCGCCGGACTGATGGCCGAACACTGCCGGAACCGGAAGACGGTCGTATTCCTGCCGCTGGTGGCGACAAGTCAGAAGATGCGGGATCTGCTGATCGCGCACGGCATGACCGCCGCCGAGGTCAACGGGGAATCGAAGGACCGCGCGGAAGTGCTGGCCGACTTCCACGCCGGACGGTATCAAGTCCTTTGCAACTCGATGCTCCTCTGTCTTGATATGGAAACGGAAATACTTACTTCCAGAGGCTTTGTCGGTGCTGACGACATCAAAGAAGAGGATCTTGTGGCAAATTGGAACTTTGACGGATCCGTGTTTTTTGAGAAGCCGCATGAAATAGTGCGAAGACCTCTGGGCTTAAACGAGCACATGGTGTCGATAGATTCGAGAACGATAAACCTAAGGGTGACGAACACTCACAGAATGATAGTGAGTTACGGAGAGAACCGGGAAAACTGGAAGAAAGTTCCGGCTTCCGAGTTGAGGAACGGACATCTTCTTCCTGCGTCTGGAATCGCGGCTCCTCTGGATGTCGAGATGCCGAAACCGCCTTATGAGCGGCTTACGCATATTCGAGTGGAGTCAGGAGAGCTGGCATATACAAGACCGGCAGGACTGACGCTCGACGAGTGCCGGTTTATCGGATTCTTTCTTGCAGAGGGTACGAGAACGGAGCTTAATTCAGGCGGAATCGAATACAAGGCATGTCAGGTGCGGGATAAATACCCCGAAATCGTCAAGTGGTTTGATAACGTGATATCAAAGTGCGGATTTGATGTTGTACGCCATGAAAGATTCCGAGACGAGATGGGAATGGTCGTCTATTGGTCATTCTCTCGCGGGACAGGTCACTCGGCACAAAAACGCAATGGTCTGTTCAAAATCGAGCCATATCTGGACCATGAGGGAAGTAACTTACTGTGGGGGCTGGACGAAGAGCAATTCGACGCCCTTGTTGACGGCTTCTGGCGTGGGGACGGCTTCCACGGAGAAGCATTCGGAAGTATGCCGTCCTCTATTCAGATGAGGGGATGCTATCACGGGCTTTTTGACAAAATGAGCGCAATAGGAGCAGTGCGCGGATGGCGATGCAATCTCATGGAGAGACCGCAGAAGAATCCACAGCATAACACGCAGTGGGAGCTTCGCATGATAAAACGCCGCCCGTTAAATATCTCCTGCAAGACTGTCATAACACAAGAACCGCCGTCAGAAGAGCAAGTGTGGTGCGTGAGAACAACAAGCAAGAACATAATCACGAGGAGACACGGGAAAACCTGCGTGATGGGCAATACCGAAGGGTGGGACGAACCGGCGGTCGATTGTATCGTCTGCCTCCGTCCGACCAAGGTCCGGGCGCTCTACGCGCAGATCGTGGGACGCGGAACCCGGCTTGCTCCCGGCAAAAAGGAACTTCTGCTGCTGGACTTCCTCTGGCAGACCGAGAAGCACGACCTCTGCCGTCCGGCGCATCTGATCTGCCAGAACGACGACATCTCCGCGCGGGTGGCCGAGATCATGGCCGAGACCTCGCAGGAGGACGGCGGCGGCGATCTGCTGGAACTGGAGGGCATGGCCGAGGGGACCGCGGTCGAGGAGCGCGAGGAATCGCTCCGGAAGGAACTCGAGGCCCAGCGGATGCGGAAGCGTCAGCTGGTCGATCCCCTCCAGTTCGAGATGTCGATCTCCCCCGGCGGCAAGGTGGCCGAATACGAGCCGGATCCCTTCAATCTGAAGGAACAGGCTCCGCCGTCGGCGGCCCAGCTGGCGAAACTCGAAAAAGCCGGGATCTTTCCCGACGAGGTCAAGTGCGCCGGTCACGCCTCGCGGCTCATCGACACCATCGAGAAGCGCCGCGCCGAGGGACTGGCGACGGCGAAGCAGATCCGATGCCTGGAACGCTACGGATTTCGGGGCGTCGGGACGTGGGAGTTCACCGCCGCGTCGAATCTCATCACCCGGATCGCGGCGAACCGGTGGAGCATTCCGCACGGGGTCGTCCCGGCAACGTATGTCCCGGCGGTTCCCCCGACCGGTGGCATGGTGTAAGGGCGGCGGAAGGAATCGGGCTGGCGGGGAGAGTTTCCGCGCCGGTCCGAACGGTTCCCCCAAACCGCCGATTCTCACAGAGGGCGGCGGAAGGACTGGGGATTATAAGCAGAGTTGCTTGCAGATGATAAAATTTTTCAAGGAGACAAAAGAATATGAATATCAAAGTTTTAAGCATCCGGCAGCCGTGGGCGTGGCTGATCGTCAACGGACACAAAACCGTCGAGAACCGGACGTGGCGCGTGAATGATCGCGGCCCGGTGCTGATCCACGCGGGGAAGTCGTTCGACTACGATGCGCTCTGGTTCATGAGCGAACAGCGCGAAACGCTCCCCGCCGGTCGCGCGGTGCTCGAACGGTTCGGGATCACCGGAGACGGCGAGCCGAGAATCACCAAGGGGCGCGAGATCATGGGCGCTCTCGTCGGCTTCGCATGGCTGACCCGGACGGATTCCGGAGCGTCCTCCAATCCGTGGGCGGAGAAAGGACTGTATCACTGGCACATGGAGAACGGGCGGGAACTGGCCGTTCCGGAGCCAATGACCGGACGGCTCGGATTGTTTCAGTATCACTGGAACCCGACGGCGGACTTCCGGGCATGGCGCGACGAATGCGCCGAAAAGTTCGGGGGTGTGAAATGAGTGAACCACTTGAACTTCTGGTGAAACGGATGCGCGACGCGCAGAAGCGGTTCTTCAAAGTACGCGGAACGGACGCGCTGGAACTCTCGCGGAAACTGGAAAAGGAAGTGGATGCCAGGATCGAGGAAATGACCGTCGGCGGTGATCTCTTCGGAGGGACGGGCACTGCCCCCGACACCAACTTCGACGCATTGACCGGAAACCGCGAAAAGTTCTCCGAATGGCTGGCCATGCACGCAATGTGCGACTTCTGTCCGGCGCGGATCGGAACATGCGACCGGCAGACGGCACACAGTTTTTGCCGGATGAACTGGCGGGACTTCCTGAAGGCGAAATACATCCCCAACCCGGAGGATGGCCGATGAACTACCAGATCAGAATCAACAGTCTGGCCGCCGGGATCCGGAACGGAGAGGCGGTGATAACCCGCTTCGACGCATACACAACCAAGAATCAGGACTTCCGGAAAATCCGGCTGGCGTATCTGGAACAGGCCGGATACTGCATCGACGCCTACCGCTCCATGATCGCCGACGGTTCCGATCTCTATCAGGCCGCCCGGATGCTGGCCAAGGCGGTATACGCCGTCCGTCAGGCAAGAAGCGCCGAATTTTACGAAAACGGAAAGAGGTGAAAACCATGGAAGAAAAAAACAGGCCGTCCGGCTGGACGGTGTTTGAAGTGCCGGGGGATTCCGGCCTTTATGTCGGGACGGACGACGTGACCGTCTGCCGCGTTAATTCGGGATCGGACGACGACGAGCCGGACGGGATTTGCCGTGTCACGGCGGAAGCCATCGCGGAAATCCCGGGGATGATCGCGGAACTGGAGAATTGGCGCGACATGTGCCTCCACAAAACCGGGAAGTGTCCGGAGTATCCTGGCTGCAGGACGTGTGAAATCATCGACAAACTGACCATGTTCCGGAAGGCGGTGCTCCATGTCCATTGAAAACAAAGTCAACCCGGCGACAATCAAAGCCGACATCCGGGAATCGAAACGCGCCGCCGAACACTATGACCGCGACGAACTGATCGAGGTGCTGACCGAAGAACTTCACACGGCGCGGCGCGTATTGACGCAAGTCGCCGAAGTTCAGGTGAATCACGCCGCCTTGCGGCTCCTCGCCTCCACCATGATCCGGCATATCGACCAACTGCTCAAAGAAGCGGAGGACATGTGAAAAAACGAATCTACATATCCGGCCCCATGTCCGGACTTCCGGAGAACAACTTCCCCGCGTTCTTCGCCATGGAGGAGCGGATCCGAACGGCTGGCGATCTGCCGGTCAACCCCGCGCGGTTCCCCGTCCAGCGGTCCTATGACGACTATATCCGGTTTGATCTGGAAGTGATCGCCATGACCGCCGACGCGGCGGTGTTCCTCCGGGGCTGGGAACATTCCAAGGGCGCGAACATCGAAATGGACTTGATCCGGAGCCTCGGCATTCCGGTCATGTTCGAGGAGCAGATGCAATGAATAACACCCCGTACAAAAACAAATACGTCATCCCGGCATGGAATCGGAGCAACGAACTCCCGCCGGAATATGTCTCGAACGGACTGGACGTCGTCGCGCTGGTGAGAACCGGTGAGTTTACCGACAAAATCGCCACCCCCGTTGTCGGCCACATTCTGATTCTCAACGAATGGGACGGCCACAAAGTTGGACTTCAGGTGCTCGACCAGTGGCTCCCGTGGGACAAGGTGATCGCGTGGCGGTACCTGAACCGTGACGTTGAGTTCCCGGACTGGCACAATCAGGCCTTGATCCGGGACAATATGATTCAGAACGGAGAAGCATAAAATGACCAATATTGAAATCATCACCGAGTGTCTGAACCAGATCAACCCCGCCAGTCTGCAATATGACGAATGGCTCCAGATCGGCGCGGCCATCAAGCACGAGGGCGGTTCCGTCGATCTCTGGGACACGTGGAGCCAATCGGACAAGCGTTACCGGGCTAACGACTGCCAGTCGCGCTGGAGCGGTCTCGACAAGGGACAGTCCAGCGTCACCGTCGCCACCGTCGTCAAACTCTGCAAGGATCAGGGCGGAACGCCGCCCAGATCGGAAGTCTACGTCCCCGATTCCGAAATGGACAAGCCCATTCCGATGGACGGGCCGGTCTTCTATTACGATCCCGGACGCGAGGAAACCGAACGGAAAAAAGAACCGGAGCGGATCGTCCGGAAGGAATGGCTCGAAATCGAACCCCTTCCGCCGGACAAGCCCGACGCCTCCGGCGTGCGCGAACTGGAACTCTATCTCAATACGTTGTTTCAAGCCGACGAGCATGTCGGATTTGTCGCCACCGCTTTCAAGAGCGAACCCGACAGGGACGGGAACGTCCGATGGCTCCCCGGCGGAAAAGGGGTGTTCTCGCAGACCGCCGCCGAACTCCTGAAACGGTGCGCGAACACCAAGAACGACATCGGCTCCGTCGTCGGCGACTGCGAGGAGGCGTGCGGCGCGTGGATCCGCTTCAACCCTCTCGACGGGAAAGGCGTCAGCGACGCAAACGTCACCGACTACCGGTTCACCCTCGTCGAATCGGACGAAATCGGGATCAACGAACAGTACACCATCTGCCGGAAGCTGGAACTCCCGATCGCAGCGCTGGTTCACTCCGGAGGCAAAAGCCTCCACGCCATCGTCCGGATCGACGCGCCGGATTACAAGGAATACCAGAAGCGCGTGGACTTCCTCTATGACATCTGCAAGAAGAACGGGCTGGTCATCGACTGGAAGAACCGAAACCCGTCCCGGCTCTCCCGGATGCCCGGGATCATGCGGAACGGCGTCCGTCAGCGGCTCGTCGGCGTCAATCTCGGGAAGTCGTCGTGGACGGAGTGGGTCGACTGGATCGCCGCCCAGAACGACGATCTGCCGGACGTGGAAAGTCTCGACGACGTGTGGGGGCATCTCCCGGACCTGCAGGAGTGTCTGATCGAAGGCATCCTCCGGAAAGGTCACAA